GTACCTGCCGCTGCAAGCGACGGCACGCAGGCGGACACGGTCACGCTCTCCTCGACACAAGCCGATGGCGGAACGCCCGCCAAGCCGAAACCGTCCCAGCCGGTAACCGTTGCCGAGAAGTCGGCGTTGCAGTCCCTGTTCTCGGTTACCGCATGACGTACGCCACGCGGCCCTTATAAACTTTTTTTCGTATCAAAATGACACAACAGAAGGCACCCGACCAGGTTTCGGGTGTCTTTTTTCGTGTGATACCAGTGGGATAGGAGACGGGCGGTTTTATGTTAATTTTATTAACACTTTGATTTTGCGTTGAAATCAGGGATTGCGGGGTGTAGAAGGGGGAGAAGGGTGTGGGTGGTGGAAACTAAATAGGAGCCAGGCCTACAAATTTCAAAAAGTATATTGTGCATTGCGTGAAATTTAAAATTTGCAGACTTGACCCTTACGGGCTTCTCCTTAATCCTGTAACATTATCGTTATCTAATATTAACTTGAGATAATGCGCCAGCCGGTATACAAGGGTAACATTGACGAGATGCCCGGTTTATGTGCCGGGATTCGATACACGAAATTGAGGATTACGACCATGACTCTGCTACTGTGCGGCTGTGCCGCGTTTGTGCTTGCCGTTCTCGGCAAACGCCACATGAATAAAACCTGAAGGCAGCCACTGCCTGCGTAACTTGCTTTGCCGTAACCGGCCGGTTGCCGAAGCGGTTTCCTTGCGTCCCCTGTTATGCCCGCATTGCGGCGCTTGATGCCGGTACGCGGAGAATTCGACGAGCAGGACACACGATCCACAAGGCGGCCGATCGGCCGCCTTTCTTGTTTCCTGCACGCAGGCACATAGCCCCGCCCTAACCCCCTCCACAAAAAAAATCGACTCTCTCCCATCCCCAGACACTTTTGGGGAAAGACCCCGGGGTTGCGGCATGGACGCAATCCCGTTTTTTTGTTTTGATGGCCCTACGATCACAACACGTCACGGGAGGCCCATATGTGCGGAGGAGGAGCGCCCAGCGCGCCGGCAATTACCCCGGCGCCGGAAGAACAGGATGCCGGGGTGGTGGCAGCCAGGGATTCGGAACGCCTGCGCCGGAGGATGGCGGCCAGCAATACCATCCTGACCGGAGCGCAGGGGGTGACGGCACAGGCCCCTACGGTCAGCAAGACACTCTTGGGGCAGTAAAGAACTATTTTCCCCCTCTCCCTTGACGGGAGGACCCTCTGGGGCCTAAAGGGGCCGGGGGCGGGTGAAGCTGCAACGTCAGATACGTGGCAACCTCACCCCACCCTGACCCTCTCCCGCAAGGGGGGGGATAATTCAACAAGCACCGTCGCGACGACAGGAGCGCATTCCCATGGCTGAAGAATCGGTACGCGAGCAGGTCACCAGGCGGCTGGGAGAGCTGAAACAGGAGCGGAGTTCCTTTATCCCCCATTGGCGGGAGCTCACTGATTTCCTCTCCCCCCGCACGGGCCGCTATCTGGTCATCGACCGCAACAAGGGCGTCAAGGCCAACGACAAGATCATCAATTCCTGCGCCACCACTGCGTTGCGCACCCTCAAGTCCGGCATGCACGCCGGCATGACCTCCCAGGCCCGCCCCTGGTTCCGCCTGACCACGGACAACGTGGACATGATGGCCTCCAGCGCGGTCAAAGAGTGGCTCTTCGCCGTGGAGAACAAGATGCGCATTGTGTTCTCCCGCTCCAACTTCTACAACGTCATGCCCCAGATCTACGGGGCGGCGGCGGGCCACGGTACGGCGGCCCTGGCGATCCTGGAGGACGACGAGACCGTAATCCGCTGCTATCCCTTCCCGGTGGGGTCGTTCCTCATGGCCCTGAACGACAAGCTCCGTTGCGACACTCTCTATCGCGAGTTTCCCATGACCGCGCGCCAGGTGGTGCAGCAGTTCGGCCTCGATAACGTCTCCCAAACCGTGAAGACCCTGTGGGACCGGGGTTCCTGCGAGCAGCCGGTGGAGATCGTCCACGCCATCGAGCCGAACCGGGGGCGCGACGGCTCCCGGATGAACGCCAAGGACAAGCCGTTCCGCTCCGTGTACTACGAGGCGGCGGGGAGCAGCGACAAAGTGCTGCGGGAGTCCGGTTTCGACGAGTTTCCGGTCATGGCGCCCCGCTGGGACGTGGAGGGGGACGACGTGTACGGCTATTCCCCCGGCATGGACGCCCTGGGGCTGGTGAAGGGGCTGCAGTTCTGCGAGCGGCGCAAGGCCGAGGCGCTGGACAAGCTGGTGCGTCCCCCCATGCTGGCCGATGCGTCGCTGCGCACCCAGCGCACCTCCATCTTACCGGGGGATGTGACCTATATCGATAATCTGGCGGCTCAACAAAATGCGGGGCTGCGCCCGGCCTACCAGTTCAACCCCAACATCAACGAGATCCGCGCCGACATCGAGGCCATCAAGCGGGAGATCCGCACCATCTTTTTCGAGGACCTGATGCAGATGTTCGCCATGTCCGACACCGCCAACGTGACGGCCCGGGAGGTGGAGGAGCGCCACCAGGAGAAACTGCTGGTGCTGGGCCCCACCATGGAGCGCTTCGGCGAGGAGCTGTACGACCCGGCCATCGACCGGACCTTTGCCATCATGCTGCGCCGGGGCATGATCCCCCGTCCGCCGCAGGAGTTGCAGGGGCAGCCGCTGAAGATCGAGTACATCAGCATCATGGCCCAGGCCCAGAAATTGATCGGCACGGCCAACATGGAGCGGGTGGCTGGCTACATCGGCAACCTGGCCCAGATGAATGCAGACGCCGTGGACAAGCTGAACATCGACGCGGCCATCGACGAGTACGCCACCATGCACGGGGTGCCGCCCAACGTGATCAATTCCGCCGATGCGGTGAAGGGGCTGCGCGCCCAAAAGGCCAGGGCCCGGCAGGCGCAGCAGATGACGGCTGCGACACCGGCCATGGTGGATGCGGCGCAGGCGGCCAAGACCCTGAGCGAGACCAGCGTGGGCGACACCAACGCCCTGGCCCGCCTGTTGGGGGCGGCCTGACATGGCGCAGCCAGGCGCGGGAAAACAGGAGCTGGCGGACCTGGACAGCCTCATGTCCCTCCCGGCGGGGCGGCGCTTTCTCTGGCGGCTCCTCACCCAAAGCGGGGTGTTCCGCTCGTCCTTTTCGTCCGATCCGTTGGTGATGGCCATGAACGAGGGGCAGCGCAACGTGGGGCTCCGGGTGGTGGGGGCAATCATGGCCGCCTGCCCGGAGAAGTACCTGGACATGATGCGTCTCGCCAAGGGACTCAGAGAACGGGAGGATGAAGATGCGCACCACATGGCTTAGAAGGGTTCTGTTGTTCCCGCTGTTCCTGCTCATGGGAGCGGCGGAAGGGGAGGTGGGCACCCCGCCCGAAGGCGAGCCCGCCAGCGGCGCGGGAACTCCGGCGGAAGCAGCCCCGGAGGCACGCGAGGCGGAAGCCGCGGCGGACGAGGACCGGGAGGCGGCGGGCGCGCCGGAGCAGTACGGGGAGTTCGCCATCCCGGAAGGGGACGAGGTGGTGGCCCAGGCGCTGGAGGCCTTCAAGCCCATAGCAAAAGAGCTGGACCTGCCCCAGGACAAGGCGCAGCTCCTCTTCGACCGGCTCCTGACCCAGGTGCACCCCCTGGTGGAGGCGCGGCGCCTGGAGGCCTGGAACGGCATCGTCACGGGGTGGGCCGAGGCGGCCAGGACGGACGGGGAGATCGGCGGCGAGCGGTTCGCCCGCAACGTGGAGGTGGCCCAGCGGGCGCTCAACACCTTCGGCACCCCCGAGCTCACGGCAACCCTCAACCGGTTCGGGCTGGGCAATCACCCCGAGTTGATCCGCCTCATGGTCCGCATGGGGAACGCCATGCGGGAGGACACCATCGTGCTGCCCGGCAGCAAGCCCGGCGGCGGCAAGAAGAGCATCGAGGACCGGCTTTACGGGAGTGCCGGGTAAGAGCTGATCCACAGGGTCTGGTTGCGGACAGGTTCCGGGCAAGGGGTGGCATGCAATGGCAATCGCACTGGTAGCGGGCTCGAAAAACAGAAACGACGCCGCCTGGGGCAATACTTATCACTCATCGGTCTCCTGCGCATTTTCGGCAAATGTGTCCGCCGGTAATCTCCTGATCGCCTTTATCGACCACGGGGACGGCAACGCCGATTCCCTGTCCGGGGTCACCGACAGCCTGGGCCAGACCTGGACCAAGGCAGCCGAATATTGGGATGCGACATTACGGCAAGGCACGGCAATTTATTACAAATACAACACCCTGGGCGGAAGCAACACGGTATCTGCCAACCTCTCAGGGTCCACCGCAAACTGGATAACGCTCCAGGTTTGCGAGTTTTCCGGGGTGTTGAATACAGGCGATCCCTTAGACCAGAAAACATCTGTCAAGGTTTCGGGTAGTACAACACCTGCCGCCGGACCGATCACTCCCGCCCAGAATGGCGGATTATTGGTTGCGATGTGCGGGGATATCGACGGCGATTCTTCATCGCTCGTCATAAACTCACCCTTTTCGGAGATAGGCCGCTTAGCTGGTGCCGACACGTGCGGGTATTACGTACAGGCAACCGCCGCCGCCATTTCGGCGGGATTTACGGCAAATGTATCAGTAACGGCGGCCGATCTGTGTATTGCATCGTTTAAGCCAAGTACGGGCGGTGGTGGCACCACCTACAACCAATCCGTCACCGGTTCTTTTCCGGCGCCTTCCGGTTCTCCGGCAAAGCGCGTGTTCAAAGTTTTGGCCGGCTCGGTTCCGGCCCCCGGCGGGGTTATTGTCCGTAAGGCCAATAAAGGCGTTAGCGGGGCACTCCCGGCACCTGGTGGGGCGTTCGCTTCCAGGTCGGTGGGCAAGGGTGTGGCGGGGGCGCTCCCCTCTCCCGCCGGAACGGCGACCCGCAACGGAGCATACGGAGAGGCCTTGGCGGGTTCGTTCCCGGCCCCTTCAGGCTCCATAGCCAAGCGGACAGGGAAGATGCTGACCGGGTCGGTGCCTGCGGCCAACGGATCAGTAGTCAAACTGACTTCCCGGGGGCTTTCCGGGAGCATGCCGGCGGCAAGCGGCGACACGGGGCACGGGGCCATTCTGCATCAATCGGTCGCCGGCATCATGGGGACCATCAGCGGGGCGGTTGCAGCCGTGGTGAACCCGGTTGTGGCGGCAGCCATGGGCCTGCTCAGGATCATCGGTTCGGGCTTTAAAAAGATCATCGGAGGGTAGAGACATGAAAATATTCGGATGGGAGTGGCGGGACAAGGAAGGCAAGATGATCGACGGGCTGTTCACCCGGTTTCGCCGCTGGTGGCTGGGGCGGAGGCTCCGCACAGGCAAGGTGCCCCGTGGCCGCGCCATTTCCGACGCCGAAGCCATTGACGCCCTGGTATCCAGTTATCGCGGCGTCATGGGAGAGATATGGGGTGTGCTGTCCTGTCGCGTGTTCCACGCAGACGGGACATATACCGATCACGGCTGCATCAGTGTGCAGAAGATCACCACGGCCTTCCGGGACCGCATGGTGTCTGCACTCCAGAACTCCACAACGTACCCTATGGACGTGTTCAAGTATCACGCCTGCGGTACCGGCGCCGCGGCCGAGGCCAATACGGATGCGGCCCTGGTCACGGAGGTGGGAACGCGGGTAGCCGGAACCCAGACCAACAACGGCAGCAACATCTACCGCACCGTGGCCACCATCACGCCGGGCGGATCGTACGCCGTCACCGAGCACGGCATCCTGTCGGCGGCAACGGGGGGCATCCTCATGGACCGCTCCGTGTTCGCGGCCATCAACGTGGTGGCCGGCGACAGCATCCAGTTCACCTACGACTGCACCTTCAACGCCGAGGCCTGAGCCATGAACGAGCGCAATCAATGCACGGGCGTACTAACGGCCAGCGGCCCGGTCACGGCGCAGCCCGCCAAGTTGGTGGGGTGGACGGCGCGGGTCACCGCCGACGCCACGGTCCAGGTCTTCCAGGGGAGCGTGGAGGGAACGGACGCCGATATCGTTTCCGAGCTGGATATCCCGGCCACGGAAAAGAGTGGCGGCGTCATGGGGCTCAACGTCGCCTCGCCCAACGGTTTTTACCTGAAGATCACCGGTCAGGCCAGGGTGTCGTTGTATTTCCGGAAGACGGTCACCGGGGGGTGAGGGTTTGGGTGAGAAGGGGGGCCGGTTTGTAGGACGTATACGTCCTATAGGACCTGGAGGTCCCGGAAAATAGCCAGTACGTAAGCAGCATGCACCACCATTCCTCAAAATGAAAGGACCAACCATGGCAACAATCGGCAGCAAGGGGGCAACGCTCATCGACGTGGCCAACGGCCTCGACCCCGACGGCAAGGTGGCCGCCGTCGCGGAACTTCTCAACCAGACCAACTCGGTGCTGGAGGACATGCCCTTCAAGGAATCCAACCTGGAGACCGGGCACCGCTCCGTGATCCGCACCGGCCTTCCCTCGGCCACCTGGCGCAAGCTGTACGAAGGGGTGCAGCCGTCCAAATCCACCCGCACCCCGGTGGTGGACACCTGCGGCATGCTGGAGGCAAGGAACCACGTGGACAAGGACGTGGCCGAGCTGAACGGCAACACCGCCGCCTTCCGCCTCTCCGAGGGGGTGGCCGAGGTGGAGGCCATGAACCAGACCATGGCCCAGACCCTGTTTTACGGAGATTCGTCCGTGAATCCGGAGCGCTTCAACGGACTCACCCCCCGCTACAATACTCTCTCCGCTACGGTGCCGGTCTCCCAGAACGTCATCAGCGGCGGGGGCAGCGGCTCCGACAACACCTCCATCTGGCTGGTGGTGTGGGGCGAGAACTCCATCTTCGGCATCTACCCCAAGGGGAGCAAGGCCGGGCTCCAGCACGACGACCTGGGGCTCCAGGACGTGACCGACACCAACGGCGGCTTCTACCGGGCCTACAAGGACTGGTGGCAGTGGAAGAACGGCCTGGTGGTCAAGGACTGGCGCTATGCAGTGCGCATCTGCAACGTGGACGTGTCCAACCTGGTCACCGAATCCTCGGCCGCCGACATCATCAAACTGATGATCAAGGCGATCCACCGCATCCCGTTTTTGACCATGGGGCGGCCGGTGTTCTACGCCAACCGCACCGTGCGGGAGATGCTGGACATCCAGGCCCTGGCCAAGTCGTCCAACGTCCTGGCCATCCGGGAGGCGGCGGAGCAGTTCAAGACCACTTTCATGGGCATCCCCATCAAGACCTGCGACCAGTTGTCGCTGGCCGAGGCGGCGGTGGTGTAAGGCATGCCGCAGGGGCGCTGCTTGCCGCGCCACCTTTGGGCGGAGCAAGCGCCGCCCCTACACGAACAGAAAGGAGCACAGCTCATGATTCTCGACAAGACCCTTGAACTCAGCCTGGCCCAGGCCGTTACGGCCACGGCCCCGTCAACCAATGTCATCGACATCGCGGCGGCCCGCAACATCGGCGCCGGGGAGGATTTGTTCCTTTATATCCGGGTGGGCGCCGCCGCAACCGCTGCCGGGGCCGCCACGGTCAGCTTCCAGGTGCAGACCGATTCCTCCCCGGCCATGGGCACGGCCGTCACGGTGCTGGATTCGGGGGCTATCCCCAAGGCCTCCCTGGGGTCTAACACCGCCCTGAAGTTCAAGCTCCCCTCGGCGGCCTTCAAACAGTACCTGGCCCTGAACTACCTGGTCGCCACCGGGCCGCTCACCGCGGGGGATTTCTCCGCCTGGATCGCCACGGACGTGCAGGACAATGCCACCTACGCCGGCGGCTTCACCGTCAACTAGTAAAAAGTTCCCTCCCCCCTTGCGGGGGAGGGCCAGGGTGGGGGGGAGGTCGCCATGGCATGAGCATGTGGCCGC